ACGAGATCGCAACCAAGCGCCAGCACGAGCTGATGGCGTGGGCACGCGCGCCGCTGAACGGCATGCGCTCCGCGTTGATTTGCGACGAGAGCCACGCGCTGAAGAGCACCAAGGCCAAGCGCACCAGGGCGATCCTGGGCAGGGGTGGTCTGGTCGAAGCATTCCAGCACAGCTGGTTCCTGACCGGCTCGCCCATGACCCGTTGGGCCGACGACCTGATCCCGTTTATGTTCCGGGCAGCGCCAGACCAGATCAAGAAAAAGATCGGCGCGCTCAACATCGACCGCTTCAACCTGCGCTACTGCATCGTGCAGGAGCGCAAGTTCCCCGGCGCGCGCTTCCCGGTGAAAATGACAGTCGGGTCGCGTAATCTGGACGAGCTTGGAGCGATGCTCGCCAGCTGCGCGACCCGCCGCACGCTGGACGACGTGTGGGAGAGCATGCCCTCCCTTACACATACCCGGCTGGCGGTCGACGTGTCGGGTCTCGGCGCGATAAATCGTGCGATCGAGAAGATGACTATGTCTCAGATCGAGCAGGCCATCGCCCAGAACGACGAGAACCTCGCCACCATGCGCCGTGAGATGGGCGTGTCGATGGTGCCTGCCGCAGCCGAATTCATCTGGCAGCGCGCGGACGCAGAGCAAGGTGCGATCCTTGTTGGCGCGTGGCACCGGGAGGTCATCGACACACTGGCGGATCTGCTGCACGTCAAGAAGCTGCGCGTTGCCAAGCTCGACGGGCGGACCTCTGCCGCCCACAAGACCGAGCTGCAGCGCCAGTTCAACGAGGGTGAGCTTGACGTGTTGGTCGGCCAGATCGGAGCGATGGGCGTCAGCCTCAACCTGCAGCAGGGCGGCAACTGCATTGTGGTTGTCGAGGAGGATTGGTCGCCCAGCGTGATGGACCAGTTCTACGCCCGCCTGCACCGCATGGGTCAGGGCAAGCCCGTCCACGTCGACACCCTGTACGTTGACAACAAATTATCCACGGCGGTCACGACCATTTCGATGGCCAAGCGCCGCGCCCACACCGCAACTGCAACAGCCCATCAGGAGGCAACACAATGAACTACGAACTGAAATGCGAGGATCTCGAGGCGCAGAACGCCAAGCTCCGCGCCGAGATCGACAACTTGCAAGCCCCCCGGCCTGCACCCACCATCACCGACATCATCGGGCCTGAGGCATTCGACAGGATGATCGAGCTCTACCCATCGTTTCGCGCAAGCGGCACGCCTACCTGCCATACGGACCCCGCGTCCGAGGTGCTGTGGTCGTGTGTTCGGATGCTAAACCGCATGGAGAAGCAGCGCGAGGATGCGGTGCACCGCAGCATGGACGCAACCGCAGACTACGGCGACCTCTACGCCCGGTACGAGCGTGCCACTAATGCGCTGGCCGAGTACGCCATGCGCGCAGTAGAGGAGTACGAGGCATGATCAAGGATTTGGTATTGCACGGCGCGCAGGCGCTGGACGACGACGAGGGCTTCGGCATCGATCGCTCGAAGTACATGAACGCCTCGACCGCTGACAGCTGCATCCGCAAGCAGTGGTTCGAGCGCAAGCTGCCGCCTGTCGAGCAGGACTGGGGCTTTGCCCGCCGGGGCAAACAGGGCGAGCTTTACCTCGTCGACTGCCTGCTGGCGTCGGGCGCTGAGCTGGCGTACTGCGGCGACGATCAGGTCTCGATCTTCAGCGAAGAGCACCGCATCAGCGGGACGCCTGACGGCTACATGTCGACAGACCACGGCTGGATCGGCATGGAGTTCAAGACGATCGACCCGCGCACCAACCGCAACTATTTGCCAAAAGCGGATCACATCACGCAGCTGCAGGTCGGCATGGAGCTGGCGCATCTGCAGGGCGATGAGTTCCCGCAGCCGGTGGCTGGCAAGCTGGTTTATATGGACGCCTCAAACTACAACGACATCCTGGAGTTCGACGTGCCGCGTGACCGTGACATCCTCGACCGGCTGGCACCGCGCGCCAAGAAGATGTTGAATGCCAAGGGCGCAGACCGCCTCGACCGCGAGGGCAGGCGCGACGGTCAGTGCAAGAAGTACGGCGGCTGCCCCTTTGCAGAGCAGTGCGGCATCGAGATCGAGGGCGAAGCCACGGTCACCCGGGGCAACCGTGGATCTGGTCTCGACGGTGCGGTGCAGACCTACGTCCTTGCCAAGGGCGAGGAGCAGGAAGCGAAGGCCCGCAAGGACGCCGCCGCAGAAGACATCAAGACCGAGCTGAAGGCGCGCAACGCCAAACAGCTGATCGTGGGTAACCACAACGTCGCAATGACATCGGTCGCCGGGCGCCGCTCGTACGACTGGAAGCAGATGGAGAAGGCGGGGATCGACCTCTCGCCCTTCATGAGTACGGGCACGCCAACCGAGCGGCTGACCGTAGAGTAAACTGAACCTGAACCCTGAATAGGAGACTACCATGTCTACATCTCTCGCAGCCTACGCCAAAGGCGGCAACCTCCCCACCCTCGACAAGAACGCGATGGCGCAGGCGCTGTCTGCCACCAGTGCGGCAGAAAGCGCTGGATCTGGCAGCACGGGCGTCGAGTTTGTCTCGTTCTCTGGTAAGACCGGGGCCCTCACGTATGGGCGCGACCGTGACGACCTTGATCAGGAAGAGCTGTTCCTGATGGAGCCCCGCTCTGCCTTCCGTGGCTGGACCTGCTGGAAGGACAACAAGCCTGTTGCCCGCCACGAGTGGTCGATCTACCAGCCCCAGCTGGCAGTCCAGGAAAGTGACCTCGAGGACAAAGGCCCGTATGCTCGTCAGCAGGACGGCTGGCAGTCGATGCTGGGATTCGGCTTCATGTCGACAGAGGGCGAGGTGGTGCAGTACCGGTTCAGCACCAACAGCGTCAGCGGCAAGAACGCGGTGTCGGATCTCTTTGATGAGATCGCGCAGCGTACGATCCGCGATGAGCCGAACTTTCCGCTGTTCTACTTCAATCGCGAAAAGTTCCAAGCTAAGGGCGAGTGGAACTTCAAGCCGAAGTTCGCCATCGACGAGTGGATCACCGAGTTAGATGCCGCCGCTATGCTGGGCGGTGAGGCCGAGCCAGAGCAGGCCGAGCCAGAGCCCGAGCCAGAGCCCGAGCCAGAAGAGGCCAAGCCTGCTCGCACACGCCGCGCACGCCGCACCTGACCAACGGGGCGGGCCTTCGGGCCCGCCTCTCCACACCACGGGAGACCCACATGGAATACCAAATGATCACGACCGAGGACGGGCTGAACGATCTGCTCGACCGGATCGGCACTGACCACGCCGCGCTCGACTTCGAGACCACCGGCCTGCGCCCTGCGGAGAGCGAGGTCAGGCTGGCCCAGATCTGCAACGACGATGTCTGGGCGGTCATCGACTTTTGGGCGCTCGAGGGCGGCTCGTTCGCACCCTATGCCGAGTGGTTCGAGGACGGCACATGGATCGCCTTCAACGCCGGGTTCGAGTACCAGTGGTTCGACGCCGCCGACGCGCCTGACGTCAAGGTCATCGAGGTGGCGCACGCCAGACGCGCCCGGATGGGCGGCGATCAGATGTCGCTGGCTCTGATGCTCAAGGCAGATCTCAAGTACGAGATGCCCAAAAACCAGCAGATCTCGAACTGGGGCGCGCCCGAGCTGAGCACAGAGCAGCTCAAATACGCCGCAGACGACGCACTGTGGACGTGGCAGCTGTGGCAGCACTGGCAGGCCGAGCTCGACGAGCACCCGGCTGCGCGGCAGGCACAGGCCATGTTCGACGACCTGATCGTCCCGGTCCACGAGATGCGCGAGACAGGCCTGCTGCTGGATCAGGCGCGGCACCGCGAGCTGGTGGCACTGTGGGAGAGCAAGAAGGTGGTGTACGAGGCCGCGATCCGCGAGCTGGTCAGCGAGAAAGAGGTCGCGAACCTGCAGTCACGCAAGCAGTGGAGCGACTATTTCGGCCAGATCCTGCCTGACGAGTACCTTGCCCACTGGCCTCGCACCGAGAAAGCCGGCCAGCTCGAGATCAAGACCGCCACGCTCAAGGAGATGGCAGCGCTGGCCGGTGGCGAGGGACCGCTTGCCGAGGTGCTGTTCAACATCGCCGACCTGACGACCATCAACCAGTACCTGTCGAACTTCGGAAACAAGCTGATCAACATGGCGCAGAACGCCAGCGACGGCAGGCTGCACCCCAGCTACAACATCGCCCGCGCTGTGACCGGGCGGTTCAGCTCGAGCTCGCCGAACGCGCAGCAGTTCCCACGCGATCGCGAGCTGCTGGGTGACTTCACCAGCGTGCGCTTGTCGTTCATCGCGCCGCCCAAGAAGCGGCTGGTGTCGCTGGACTACAGCGGCATCGAGCTCAAGGTGCTGGCGCTGCTGGCTGAGGATGACCAGCTGCTCTACGACTGCGTGCACGGCGATCTGCACAGCGAGGTCGGGTCATACATGGCTGGGCACACGATCGACAAGAAGACACCGGAGGGTTATGAGATCCGGTCACAGGCCAAGGGCGTGTCCTTTGGCATCATCTACGGCTCAGGATCGCTTGGCCTGTCTGGTACGCTCAGAACGTCCCTCAGCCGCGCCCAAGAGCTGATCGACTTTTGGGCCGACCGCTACCCCAAGGCGTTCAACCTGCGCAACACGATGATGAACCACGCGCTGAACGACGGCTTCCTGCCGATGATCGACGGGGGCACGATCTGGATGGGCAAGAAGCCGCAGCTGCCCAAGTGCGCAAACTATCCTGTGCAGCGCGCAGCGCTCTCGGTCATGGCGCGCGCGATCATCCGGCACCGGGCGCGGCTTGAGGCCGCTGCCGATCGGGGCAAGCACCTCGGCACACGGATGGTCGCCAGCATCCACGACGCCTTGATCGACGAGGCCCTGATCGACGACGCGCCAGAGGTGCTGCGCTGGATGAAGGACGACATGGTGCAAGGCTACCTCGACATTTTTCCGGGCGCGCCGACCGAGGCACTGGTCGAGGGCGGCACCGGCCCGTCGTGGGGTGAGCTTGAAGATGAGGAGGTGTAGCCCTTGACTGACCCCACATCGATCGAGGCCGGTTTTGGCCCCGAATGCATCAACCACATCTGAGGAGAACATCATGCCTTTTGACGCACAACTCGCCATCGCCATCGCCAACCTCGACTTCCATGGCTTCGGCTATTCTGACCACCCGGACCTCACCGTGCTGCGCGCACGATACCCTGAGCTCGGCTTCGTCTTCGACCGCATCGAGGAGCTGCAGGAGAGCGCGGACACCGTCGACGAGCAGATCGATGAGGC